CAGCTAACATAAATTGGGGACTCATGCGTCCATCAAATTTGGCATAATCACCAGCAATAGCTCTGTCCCAACCAAATTTTCCAATGTGATTATACAGTTCTGTCCATTCAGGGGATTGAACGACAGTCCCAACTGCACACTCAGTAATGGTCTTATTTCTTTGGAACAAGGCTGCAAGAGTGAGGTAAAATTCTCGAACTACCATAGACGAAGGCATATTTGCTGCTGCAAACACGCGAACTTTGTCTTTCGTCTTTTTTGTTGGTTCGTCTTTCACTGCTGCTTTCATGACCATATTTACAATATGACCTTGCAACAATTCACCCTTGATCCTCTCCTTTTCCACTAAGATCTTTGGATCAACATCCCGGACACACGTGATTCCTTCCACTTGGCGGTCTGACATTTCAACATACCGGCTTTTTGGACCAGATTCGGGAAAGCCAATAGAAGTACTAAGATTCATGGCGTTAATTCCCAATACACTATCTAAGCCGCACAAATTGACATCGTCATCAATTTTCCCCAATTTCGCAATTTCAGCATCAGGAATATTCGCTAACTGTAACTCGTAATCTGTAACTGCCTTCTGAAACAATTCACTATCAAAGCGGGTAGCAGTATCAGTCTTAGCTTCTAAATCCTTCTCCTTGTGTCGCACATGATCCATCTGTTTGGGTTTGTCATGGATCTTCTCAATACCCATAACGTCGGTCACCGCCGGCGAAATCAGCGAAGTGGTCACTGCACTCGTCCGGGTGGCACCCGACTTAAGAGCGTGTGAGCCGATAATGTTGATCTTCGCATCATTCCCAAGTTCATTCGTAGGGCACTTTGCATGAGGTTTCGCCAACGGGCCAACGTCTACACCCATATATTCGGTGTTAAATGGCGCAGAAGAATGAGAAATCAAAATACCAGGCCTCTGGGACAATCTCTCTATGGCATCAGTCAATTGCTTACGCGTTAATGTCCCCGCAGCACCTGTAGTTCCCTTACCAGCTAAATGGTGCCCTGCAATAAAAGGCATACCCTTTGCACGTCCTATGAGGGTTGACATGCATAATCCTCCAAAAGTATTTTCAGGAAAAGTATACTTTAATCCAGGGAATGCTCCACCTCTACTAGTCCGGACCTTTGCACGTACTGCCGTCATTTCAGGATAACACGCCAATTCATTCTCCTTATTATACACTGTGACTACAGGGATCTTCTTTCCATCAAGAATCTCTTTGGGATAATATGGAACTAAATTCTTATGTAAGCCAGCTCCAGGACACCACCACAAGGCAAAATCCGTACCTTCGATGTGCTGAGTAACATTACGATCCAAAGGCATATTTTGGAAAGTGTGACCACCCACCTTTGTTAAAGTGGTGTACTCAGTGTCACCTGTCACCATATGATTGGGAATAACAAGAACATTGCTCTGTATTGGGACTGCATTGCAATACTGCCCATCAGGTTTCTCAATGACCATTAGCTTACCACCTATCAATGAGACGAGATTATCCAAGGAAATAGTTCGTGACTCTTTGCTAATTCCAGCATCTCCATATTGATACTGGCTTTCCTTGGAACGCGTGTCCCAAAACTCAAATCCTAACTGCCATGGTTTTGCATCTGGTTCTAGACGTATTGGTCCAGCAGCTTGGGGTGTGGGCAAAGTCTTCTTCTTTTCAACTAACGTCCTCAGGATCTTCCAAATTCCGACCGTAACTAAAAAAGATAGAATCTTCATACGCGTCTTCCAACTCAGTTCACGAATGTATTGAGAAGGTAAAGGCAGGTTCGTAAATTTGTGGATAGTTGACTTTCGCAAGAATTGGAAGCGAGCGAAAATATATGCAACGTATCCTAACGAAAAAACAATTACCAGCCATGATCCTCGGATATGGGCATAAGTATCATACATAAGAGTCAATATCACACAAACTAGATAATAACCAATACTATCAAACACAATCTGTTTCAACTTGTCCCTCATAAGATAAGCGATAATGGCTGTCCCATATTTGGAAGCTATAAGACTCAACAGAAAATCATTGAGCCAATCAACAAGGCGTGCCTCTAACGATGATAGATATTCAATAACATCCCCACTGCCAGCGATTCCAAAGTGGGAATCCAATACTTCACACTCACCACATAGTTCTAAGGGTGAACCACAGGCACACAGGGGTATACCAGCCAAACTATTCTGAGTGTCAACAAAAGCCTTCTGTTGAGCAAAATGTTCTTCTGAATCAGCTGCCAAGAAACGCAGCAAAGTCTTGACCTCAACATCGACAAGTGGTTTTCCTTCGAATTCGCGTGTAACATAAGTGACACTTTTTGTCTTGCCTGGTTTGAATTTGTCTCCTGTCGTATTCTCTCTGTAACGTGCTTCTTCAACTGTATACGTAGCATAAGTCGGAAATTGTAATCCGGCCATGTGAGCTATCTTGGATGGATCAAGCATTTGCGTACCTGGTTTGCAATATTCGGGCTTAACAGTCATTGTAATAATGGCATTGAAACGCCTGTTGATTGACGCAGGCTCATTTGAGGTCTGATTTGAAAGTAGATCTTTCACGTTCGTCGTTGCCGTAACGACACCAGGGTTGATCATAATCTTCCCTTTCAATTCAGCATTTGGATTGAGAGCTGCCATAGGTATGTTATTTAGAAACATAATGATAGCCAGAGTTGGAGAACCGTCAGTGAATTCTAAAGTGGTATTGCACATATCATCAAATATTACACCCTGGTGATGGGCTTCAAATTCTGATTGAAATTTATCTTGCATATTGATAGAAACCACGGCACTCTTGCTATAGTCATATCCATTCGACATCAGTACAAATCGCGTAAATGCATTGGCGTTCGCAGACTTTCCAACACTCGTTCCTCCAAAAAGTTCAATGCCATAAGGCTTTATACGAACTCCCTCTTTCTTCTTGAGAGTTCTGGAGGTTTGAATGTCGCGCAAAATTCCCAAGCGCGTGGAATAAAATCCTCTCTCATTGGACTTGCATGTATTCAAGTATGCTAAAGTGGCTTGAATGCATTCGCTAACACGCCTATCATAAGTCTCCTCGTCGACATCGGCTTTGCGGCCTAAATCGACCCTAGTCTTCTGGGAAGTAATAAAAGTATACTCATCATCATAAGCACTCTTTGCTTGAGTCTTGAAAAATAATTCTAAATTTCCAGACTGATACACTAGAATGCACTTTGACACAAGTAACTTACCAAAAGAAGCTAATTTTTCTAGAACATCAACGGCTGTCACGTTGCCCCGTAATGGCTCTGAAACATATACTGAACATCCTTTCAAAGAGATATTTATTTTCTTCAAAATTCCCAAAGTTATAAGCATCCTGAGAATATGATGCAATTCTGAAAATATCTCACTCTCCTTGAATAGATTCCAATATTTGGGCACACTCGGGCAATTAAGTTCAGGCAAAGAAATATTAAAATCTTCAAAAATTTCTCTCAAACTCAGCCAGTGTTTCCCAAAAAAATGTAATACCCAATCAGGT